GTTCGACCTTCGATATCAATTAAGGTTGAATGATTTATACGACCTAACCTCAACAAATATATTACATTACGAAATGGTTCAACAACACATTTCTATGATGGATATGATATTGACAGGTCAAACTCCTATTAGATATAAACAAAATATGAATAGGTTATATCTAGATGCAGATATTGAATCATTCTCGGCTGGTGAATTTATAGTCATAGAATGTTTTAGAAAAATAGACCCGAATGATTTCACAGACATTTACAATGACATGTGGTTGAAAAGATATGCAACTGCATTAGTCAAGTATCAATGGGCAGAGAACTTATCTAAATTTGACGGTATTGCATTGCCAGGCGGAGTGACATTGAGTGCAGCTGAAATGAAATCACAAGCACAAGAGGAAATAACAAAATTAGAAGAAGAATCTAGACTGAATTATGAACTTCCAGTTATGGATTTAATGGGATAAATAAATGCCTACAAATGTATATTTTAACCATGCTGTTAACACAGAACAACACCTTTACGAAGATTTAGTTGTTGAATCTTTACGATTCTATGGTCATGATGTTTTGTATCTTCCTAGAGAGATTATAGAAGAAGATACTATTTTTACAGAAGATGTTCAATCTAGATATGGTGACGCATATTCTGTAGAAATGTATTTAGAAAATACAGAAGGATTTGAAGGTGAAGGAGATTTAGTATCCAAGTTCGGTGTTCAGATTCAGGAAGAAGCAAGTTTCATAATTAGTTTGAGAACATGGGAGAGATTTGTTTCTCTTGATTCAAACCTTGCAACTTCTTTGAGACCTAATGAAGGAGATTTGATATACTTCCCATTATCAGGTTCAATGTTTGAAATTAGATTTGTAGAAGACCAAGACCCTTTCTTCCAATTAGGAAAATTATTTGTTTTCAAATTAAAATGTTCACTGTTCGAATACAGTGGAGAAGATTTCGATACTGGAACAGCTGCAGACTTGGTGGAAGCAGACCAAGCTTACACAATAGAAATGACTATGAATACTGGTTCAGGAAACTATACAGTAGGGGAGAATGTGAAAGCAACTATCAGTGGAACAGAAAGTATTGTTGGTGAAGTATTACAGTGGAGGTCAGATACAAGGGTTCTCACAATCAAAGACAACACACGAACATTATCTGTTGGTGATACAATAGTTGGTGAAACATCAGGAACTTCAAGAACTATACAAACTATTACAGATGTATTAACATTTAACAACTTATCTTCTGCACAAAATAAAGAGTTTGAAGATAAGGATACTAGTTATCTTGACCTATCTGAAATCAATCCATTCGGAGAACCATAATGTTTGGAACTTTCTTTTACAACGAAACTATTAAAAGGTCAATTTCAGTATTTGGGACTTTATTTAATCAGATATACACCAGTAAGATACAAGATGACGGAACTGTATTGGCAAAAAATTTAGTTCCTATATCATATGGCCCAAAACAAAAGTTTCTATTGAGATTACAAGACGACTTGAAAGCAAGGGACGGAAGCGTGACTTCGATATCTTTACCTCGTATGGCTTTTGAAATGACAGGGTTAGAATACGATTCGACTAGACAACAAAACAAATTAATCAGAACACAAAAAACAAATTTAGAAACTTCTGATGTTGGAAAAAGAGGATTCCAATATCAACCAGCACCTTACAACTTAACATTTACATTATCAATACTTGCAAAAAATGTTATAGATGCAATTCAAATAGTAGAACAAATACTTCCATATTTTCAACCCGAGTATACAGTGACCATGAAGTTAGTAGATTCAATGTCAGAAACTAGAGATGTTCCAATTACATTGAATAGTGTGTCAATGGAAGACCAATACGAAGGGACATTTGAAGAGAGAAGAGTATTAGAATATACTTTAGAGTTTACCATGAAAACTTATTTCTTTGGCCCTGTATATACAGGTGAGGTTATTAAAAATGTTATCGAAAGAGATTATATTAATACAGACCTACAAGCAGGATTTACAACTTCACAGATAGAGGGAAGTGGATTAGTCAAAGAAGTTAAACATTATGAACCTGCGTTTGCAGAAACAACTAATAATGCAGTATCTAACAGTGCAACAGTGACATTTACTAGTGCAATAAATAGTAAGATAGGAGTTGGAGACGAAGTGTTTGGAACTAATTTAACAACAAACCCAACTATTTCGTCCATTGCATCTGATAATTTATCAATTGTATTGAATAATCCAATAACTATATCTGCTGGAACAAAACTGAAATTTGTTGGTTCAGTTCAACCAAATGACACATTTGTTGTTGCAGAAACAGTGACTTTTTATGATGAAGGGACTACTTCTACATATTCAGAGGATAGAACCAGTGACGGTTAATTATGACAAAGGAAATAGATAAAACATTAGATAATCTTCTAGATATCAATTCTGATATCAAACAAGAAACCAAGTTAGTCAAGGTTCCCGCTAGAACAGAGAACATTGAAACTGACTACAAATATGCCCGTGAGAACCTCTACGACCTCGTAGAACGAGGACAAGACGCCATAGACGGCATATTAGAACTATCCAAAGAAACAGAACACCCTCGTGCATATGAGGTTGCTGGTCAATTGATAAAGACCGTTTCAGAGACGGCAGAGAAACTTATTGACATACAGAAAAAATTAAAGGATTTAGAGAAAGAGGATAGTTCTGTCAAGACTCAACACAATCATTTATATGTCGGTTCGACAAGTGAGTTGCAAAAGTTCTTGAAGAAAAATAAAGATGAATAACCGTGAACAGCACTTACAAAGATTAAGACAAGAAGTAGAAAACGATAAATGTCCCATTGCCCCAGCACATGTGAATGAATCACACCCTGCGTGGTTTCTTGCAGTTGAAACCATGAGTAAAAGAGCAGGTGGATACTGGAGAATGATTAGAGACTCACAGAGACAAAGAGCATATGCAGACTTTTTAGCTGCAAATGCAAAAGGTAAAGTTGTGTGTGATTTAGGTTGTGGGCCTGGTGCATTGTTATTTCTTGCAGATTTTTTTGGTGCAAAAAAGTGTATCGGAGTAGATTCACAATTTCACCCTATTGTTTACCTCAAAGGAAGATTACCACAATGGGAAGTAATTCAAGGAGACTTTTTAGATATTGAATGGCCTGAAGCAGATATTTACATTCACGAAATGATTGGAAATAATGTATATCAAGAGGGATTGATAGACCTATGTGACGCTGCTAAAGAGAGAGGTGTCTACGATAAACTATACCCAAACACAGTCAAATTATATGATATCAAATTAAAAGAAGATAAACATATTATGACAGAGGATGGTGGCGTGATAGAGCCATACACAGAAGAGTTTTTAAAGTTAATGGAACCTATCACAGAAGGTATGGGTGCAAAGTTTGCTCAACAAAGGTGGTTTGACCCTAGAGGTAATATAAAAGATATGAAATGTATCTACAATGGAGACTTTTACGGTGGATTGAAGTATGAATTTTACAGTGAAAACTGTTGTGGTTGGGAAGTAGGATTTGACGATAAGTATTTGTTTAGTAATTTTAGAGAACCTACACACTGGTGTTTAGGAAATTATTGGGATTTTCATAATGAATTTAATGATAGTCCTAATCCATTTTCATTCGGGAATCTTTATTAATGGTTAAACCAACTAACGAAGGATATCTAGGAAACACACTCATAAAGAGAGCTGGTGTTGAGACTAATTATGGTGAAGAAGAACTACAAGAATATATAAAGTGTTCTAAAGACCCAGCATATTTTATAGAAAGTTATACTCAAATTATTTCACTTGACGAAGGTATGGTTCCTTTTAAACTTCGTGGATATCAAGAAGACCTTATAAACTTTTATGACGCAAATAGATTTAATGTAGTTCTTGCAAGTAGACAGAGTGGTAAATCAATCACTTCGTGTGCATACTTATTATGGTATCTATTATTTCACCCCGAAGTCACCGTAGCTGTTCTTGCAAACAAAGGTGCAATTGCAAGAGAAATGATTGCAAGAATCGTGACCATGTTAGAGTCTGTTCCATTCTTTTTACAACCAGGCGTCAAGATTCTTAACAAAGGGTCGATAGAATTTTCAAATGATTCAAAAGTAGTTGCAGCTGCAACAAGTTCAAGTTCGATTCGTGGTATGTCAATCAATCTACTATACTTGGACGAGTTTGCATTCGTAGATGATGCAGAGACATTCTATACTGCAACATATCCCGTAATTACCTCGGGTAAAGATTCAAAGGTTATCATTACCTCTACTGCAAACGGTGTGGGTAATATGTTCCATAAGATATATGAGAGTGCAGTCCACGAGCAGTCCGAATATAAGAGTTTTATAATAAACTGGTATGATGTGCCGGGCCGTGATAAAGAATGGAAGGAAATGACCATAGCAAACACATCAGAGGCACAATTTGAACAAGAGTATGGTAATAGTTTCCTAGGAACAGGTAATACATTAATTAATTCAAATACATTATTGGGAATGAGAGCAGTAGACCCTGAATGGTCAAAAGACAATGTAAGTCTATATGAAAAACCAATTGAAGGTCATAATTATGTTTGCACAGTTGATGTTGCAAAAGGAAGAGGTATGGACTTCTCTACTTTTAGTATCTTCGATGTGACAACAAAACCTTTTAAACAAGTTTGCACATTCAGAGACGACATGATAAGTCCCATGCTGTTTCCCGATATTATAAATAAATATGCAAGACCTTATAATGAGGCTCTTGTAATTATAGAAAATAATGCAGAAGGTGGGATTGTTGCAACACAGTTGCATTATGATATTGAGTATCCAAATGTTTTCACTCAAGGACAGTTAAAAGCAGAGGATATAGGAATATCGGTCAACAAGAAAATTAAGAGAATCGGGTGTTCTACTCTAAAAGAACTATTAGAGGAAGACCGTTTATCTGTAATAGACCGACCTACTATAACAGAGCTTATGACTTTTGTCAATAAGGGTAATTCATTTGAAGCAGACAGAGGATATCATGACGATATGGTAATGAATTTAGTATTATTTTCATGGTTTATAACAACTGATTACTTTTATCATT